ATACATGGACATAATCACCATGAACAGCTTTACTTGCTACTAATGAGATAGTATCTGCATCTGTAACAGTCGCTACAGCACCTGCGGCATCTTCCGGTGAAGAAACATTGCCTACGATGATGTTAGCACTTGAAGCTGTTACAATAGTATGAGTACCTGTGGGTTCTGTAGCGCCAACATAAAACCAATACTCAAGCCCTGCGGCAGGAGATGGTAAAGTTTGGATTCTAGCAGTTGCTGTATTCAGAACGAAACGAGTACCAGACTCAGCAGCAGTAATAGTATTTGCCGCTGTGATTGCCTCTGTATCAGAGGGCTTCTGAACTTTTTCAGCGAGTTCACGGACATCACTCGTCTTTGCTGAATTACGTCCAGTGTCTCTAATATTTACGATTGTCATATTCTTTTCCTCTTATCAATTATTTAAATGAGTAAGGTTCAAGGGGAGCCGTTTATAGACTCCCCCGTTCCCATATTTCTTTTTTAGTCAATTCCGTAGAACGCTGACACAAGAGCATCGTCGCGCAGTACTTTGGCCCCATATACATGGAGTCCTCGTACAATGTCGCCAAAGCTGTCGGGATCACGGATAACTTCAGTGCTAGTAATCGTTTGAGCAGTAGCAGTAGAAGACATATGTCCTCCAATACACTGACCAGCAGCATTACTAGTTGACGCTATGTTATTGGTCTTGTACATATCAAAACCACGCAGCTTGCCAGAGCTTACTAGTCCATTACGGATAGAGCCTTGACCAGCATTGTAATCTACTGATAAGAGTTTAGAGGAACTTTGTACAAGAACTTCATAGAACTCTGGATTTGCTACAAACCAACGACCTTCTTCAGGCACATTAGATTCGTCAAGCAGACGAGCCATGTGAGAAAGAACATCAATTGGGTCATGCTCAGAAGAGCCAAATCCAATGTCAAGATTACCAGTACCGTCGAAAGTACCAGCAGCAAGGTCTGTTGCGTTGTCAGAACCAAGAATATGGTTAGGACTAGCAGCAGAGACACCTGCAATCATTGCGGCAATAACACCTGCATCAAAAGCATCACGCAAAGCGTAAGCTGCTGAAGAGGTTGCTACGTCACGAAAGTTAACGTGTGACATATTCGTTTCAATATCATCAACGATGAACTTGAATGCGTTGGCAGTATCAACGATTAAGCTGATCTCCTGATCAGTCAGTTTAGACTGCGTTACATTTTGCCCACGCTCATACTGATAAACAGTAATGGTTGGTTCTTTGATGATCCTGACCGTATCTCCAAAACCAGATATCTCACCAGCATAATCCGTATTGGTAATAGCTTCAACTACAGAAGCCTTACGGAAGAAGTTGAGTACCTGCTTTGAATATACCTTGGGCAGGAAAAACGAGTTAGTCTGTCCAGATACCGAATTACCGAAGTTGGCATCCGTATCTGTCGAGGGTTCAAAAAATTGATCACTTTGGTTATAAGCCATATTAAATTACTCCTAATAATAAGTAGAAAAGATTATCCTTTACGAACTCTCCCTTCAGAAATAGCTTCACGAATATCCTCTTCGTGCTTATCAAACTGATCTAGGGACATCTTCGCAATTTCACTTTCTGTCCAGACACGAGGCTGTCGTGCATCTACAGAGGTTGTCTTGGTTGAGACAATATCTGCTGCGGATGACGATGTTTTACGTCGCCTTTGATCTGAACGGTTCTTTTGAGTTCTTTGCTGTCCTTGTCCAGTTTCTAACTTATAAAGATCTAAGGCTTTAACGGCCAAAGTTACATCATCAGGATTATCATAGATCCAACCTTGTATTTGATTCGGTTGCTCTTTAGCCCACTCGTGGAAGCCATCGTTTCCTCGAATCTCTTCGAAGTCTGGATGGCGTTCATGAAGCGCAGATTCAGCTTCTCGCCTTGCAATTTCAGCTTCTCTTTGTTCTATGAACGAGAGCTTTCCTTTTAAAGCTTCTACTTCCTGCTGACTGCGCATGTGTGCTACAGTTTCTACCGTATCGTACAGATCGGGATAGTTCTGTCTAAACATTTCAAGTTCTTCTTGAGATTTTGGAGCTTGATAATCTGGTTCAGATTCTCTTGCGTCCTCAATAAGTTCTTGTTCTCTCCTTTTAAACTCAGAAAGTTTAGAGTCATAATGTTTCTTTAAATCGTCGTACCTCTTTTTATAGTTAGTGTTTTGGTCATTATCATCATTAGGGGCCGCATTCTTTTTTCGTTTGCGGGTGGCCTTCTTTTTGGGGCGGTCTTCGTCCTCATCCTCTTCATAATAGAGGCCATCTGCGTCTGCACGTTTAGGGCCATCGGGCTTATGCCAAGCCTTCTTTCTATTATAGGGGTTCGGTACTTCTTGTTTTTCTTCCTCCTCCACATATTGTTCGGACATAAAATACTCTCCTTTTCTACGGGGCTTGTGTGATCTTGTTCAAGGTAGCCAATTTAAAACGTCTTTTAAAAATTTTGGGGCTTGTGTGATACAAGGTAGCCGTATATATTTGTGTTTTCCTATCTTCGAGATCCTACAAGACTAGGCATTTGATTAGCACCTAGCATAGAGCGATGAATTTCTTCATCATCATCTTCTGCTAAAGGATCGCCCCTTCCATCCCCATAAGGGTCAGTAGGGTCATCAAGTAAACCTCCTCCTGCATATCTCACTTTACCACCGTTTCTTTCTGATTCACGTTCAGCATCATCCATCATTGCTTGAAGATTATCTGCGCCAATCTCATCGGTGGCTTCTTCGGTGACTACAAACTCTCCGTCCGACAGTCTTGCCGGGATCGAGTCTGACACACCAGTTCCGGGGCCTTCAACTTCGCCAGCCCCAGAAAACTCAGAAGCAGTGTCCATAACCTTGTCAAAAATAGCACTTAGTTCTGGATCTGATTCTAAAGCATTCATTAAATATTCTTGTTCTGTCTCATCTAAAGACTCTCCTAGTATAAAGCCTATATGATCTTCTTCCATCTCTTCGTCTGGAAGCTGTTCAGCCTCTATAGCATCTATCTCGTCTTCAGGAGCGACCAGCATAGAGGACATGTCTCCTCCTTCAGCCCTTCTTCCTCTCCTTTGCCTCCCCGAAGGTGCTCTTTGCTGCGTAGAGCCTGTTAAGTCTCCGTCTGCTGCTGCTGCTGCTGCTGTAAGCTCTTTGACTTTATCAGGTGTTTGGCCCGTTTCTTGGGAGTATCCCTGATCTTGGCGTAAAGGGTTTTGTTGCGCTTGATTAAGAGGCATTAGATACTCCTTCTGTTGCGGTTATGTTTATTCTAGGCATTGTCGTTTCTCTCCATAGCTTCTTTAATGTTATCCTTCAACTGCTCTAGGCGTACCAGAGAATTCAGCCTCCCCTGGCTGCGGTACAGCTCCAGTTCCGACGTTGCCACCGCCAGTACCTGTAGCTCCAAGTCCTTGAGCGTCTGGAGGTACTCCTTCAGGGGTTCCCATGCCTCCGGGTTGTTGACCAGTGGGGCCAGCTTCCGGGCCAGTTGTTTGTCCAGCATTATTTTGAAGTCCTATTATTTGTGCCATGATAGCTGCTTCTTCAGGGTCGTTCATTAGTTCATCAGGATCTAAATCAAGACTGTAAGCAAGCTCACCAATTAGCTTGTTCATTTTAATGAAAGGTGCAATAGCTGGATTCTGTGCAGTCTGTAAGAACGTAGTTAAACGCTGTGACCTTACTTCTTTCTGCATTAAGCTGTTTGTACCCGTGGCTTTTACTTCTAAGTCTCCTTGAACGTCTACTTCAGCTTCAAGGAACTGCATATTCCACTGAAAGTATGACTCTCCTAAAGGCTTTAAAAGGAAATCGTCTAAATTCTTTATGACTGTTTTAATATTTAAAGAGGCAGCACCTAGAAGCATTGACATGCCTGAAGCGGTTCTTGTCATGCTCTGTACGCCTGTTTGACCATGCGAATAACTTGGTATACCTGTCTGTTCGTCTGCTAATTGCCTGAACTTATCAAACATCATCATGTTTTCTTGCGAGGTATTAGGGAACTTCAAGCCATTTATTGCTTGCCCCGGCATTCCTGCTTGCCTTCTGAATATCTTACCCGGATATATCTCCATGCTTTGACCGCCTACTAAGGCAGTTTCGTCTACGTCAAAGACAAGAGAGCCTGACATAGCTAAATTGTCTATTGCCATCCTTGCATGACCGTTCATTATCTTTTGGGAATCGTCCATGTTCTCTGCTACGCCAATACCAAAGAAACTATAGGGATTTCGCTCGTAAGGGAAGGAATGATATGGTAATCTAAAGGGTGTAAAGGGATTTACTACACTTCTTAGCACTTGTTTATTGCATATCCACGCATTTATCTGCACTTCATCAAGGTCATCTACTTCATCTGGCACTTCCATACCTACTTGACGAGCATATTCGGCATCCATTACGCCCCAGTACTCTAAAACCTCAAATTGTCCTGCACCATAGTCCTCTGAACGGTGGTCATCCTTTAATTCTTGTTCATATCCCTTTTCCTCATAGTTAGAACCCATTGCTAGGGCTTCTCTTATGGCATCTTTGTTAAAATAGGGCATTTTAGCTAAGGATCGTATCTTAGTTCTGTTCATCTTATGCCTATGAAAGACATATTCACACTCGTTAATGTTAGTAGCGTTAGGATCTGGAAAGAAATCCCATATGCTTACGAATTCTATACGAGGAACCCTAACATCTATAGGTTTGTAAACTCTTGTGCCTTCTTCGTCATCTTCCCATCTATTTAAAGTCTTGTTAAAGTTGAATGGGCCTTTTATAATGCCTGTACCGAATAAAGCAGACTCAAAGAGAGCATTACGAATTTCACTAGCACCACTTGATTCTTCAATTTGATCATGTATTAACTTCTCCAGCCTTCTTGCTGCTTCTTTAGCGGGGCTAACTTGCGGAGATGTTGGATTTGTGCTTGGCCCTTCTGTAAGATGTCCACCTTCTTCTGCTTCAGTCTCTGTAGATACAACTGAAAACTTTCCTTGGTTGTAGGTCGCTCCCGCCTTAAGTACACGCCCGTCACCTTCGTAACCAACATCATAGGGGGACTCCTCTGTTGCTTCGGTTTCTGTAGTCCCTTCTTCTCCTTCCTGAGGTTCTGAAGTTTCTAAGCCCGGATTAGGGTTCTGGGTATCTAAATGAGCATACTCTGAGATACCTTCAGGAATTTTAGTCTCTGATATGCCTATAGGGAACTTGTTAGCTCCGAATATAACATCTACTAGTTGTCCAAAGGCTGCAAGCACCTTAGTTTTTGTAACTTTAACGAATACTCTGGACTTTTCAGACTCTCTGAAGCGCACACTCTTGGCATATAAGCCCCGATAGTTATGATAGGCTGTGAGCCATCTAGATTCGTCGAGGTTTCTTGCTCTAACAGCAGAATCATAACGGTCTGTTATAAGACCTACTAGGTTTTTCCTTAAGGTTTCTTCTAGGGTTAGCTGAAGACCTGTTTCATCCTCCACCTCTTTGAAGTATACACTGTTAGCTGTTAAATTGTTCTCGTTTTCTTCTGCCATAAACTTTAATATCCAAATACTACATCTGAGGGCGTATAAGCCTGTTCGAGGCGTATATTCCTCAACTGGCTTAGTGGATCGTTGATTCTTGGCCTAGACATGATCAGATACCTTAAAGCATCGTAGGCATGGTCAGGCGCATGAGTATCAACGTCTTCTGGGTTCGACTTATCCAGAGGAATACTTTGAAGTTCGCGTATCAGGCTGGGACAGCTATTAAATATTTGTAGTCTTGGTCTTCCGCTTGGCTGTAATCTTAAGTATTCGTGGATTTGTATCTTTCCTTGTATTCTATTTTTATCTGCTCTTCGCAATTTGTGGCCCTGTCGGACGAGCGTTTCTCCTACTGTGGGGCCTGTAGTTCCTGTCCTTGACCAAGCAGAGGTATCTAAGACTCCTTGGACTGACAACGGGTCAACAAGTTCCATTTCGGTTATTTTACGACCTAAATCTTCGCCCGTTAGACCTTTTTGGTACAATTCTCTGTAGACTATTAGGGTTCCGTCACTTGGATCTACTGTAGCCCAAATGCAAGCTGACTCGCTGGCGTATCCGTAGTCAATGCCTTTAACCCTTTCCCAATGGATTGGGATTTGGAAGGGCGGTATAGTATGCTCATCTAAACTAAACTCTGTAAAGGCCGCTCCTTCGTTTACATCCCAATTACCCTCTAAAAGCTGTTTACGCTGTGTAGGCGGTAACGCCTTTAGCATCTGTTCGTACATGCCATCTCTGGCTAGATACGGGTTATCCTGTAGTCTTGCTGGTATAAACTTCCTTGTGAGTCCGTCAGCGCCTAAAAAGCTTTGATCAGATTCACAAGGATCTATGTATCTCTTTTTAACCCAGTGTGCTCCAACACCTCCGGGGTTAGCAGTACAACGCATATAGGGCGTTATTTCGCTGTCGGTTGTTCGGAGCCTTGAAGATAAGTAGTTCCAAGAGAATTCTGTTGGTAACTGCGTTATCTCGTCAAAACCTATCCAGCTATAGGCTTGTCCCTGATATCTGTAGACATCTGCGTCCCGCTCTAAAAAGCCAAATTCTACTTTAGCCCCTGAAGGGAAGTTCCACAGCTTCTCGACCTCTCTGTATTTACAGCCGGGAAAGGCTTTTGGGTACAGTTCCCTTGATTTGTCTATTAACTCCCTTAACTCAGGCATAGACCTTCTTAGTATTAAGGCTCTGTGTGCTGCTCTATGTGCAAAGCGCAATGGGTCTACTATCATTGCATAGCTTTTACCGCCTCCAGCAGAACCACC